AGTTATTGTTGTGGAAGCCCGTTGGAAAGACCATGATCCGGAATATCGAGTGAGTACCGGCGAACCGTCCGAAGCCTATAATGCATGGGTTCTTGAAATGAAGGGCGAGTGGGACGAAGAAAACGAAGAATTTGAATACGATTACGATGTTGGAATTGCTCCATAATCGTGCTAAATAAAAATCTATGGTGGTCGTGGTGTAGTGGTTAGCACGATTGACTGTGAATCAGTAAGTACGGTTTCGAATACCGTCGATCACCCCAAAATTTACCGGGCTGTAGGTGCACCTACAGCCCTTTTCACACTCGACACTCAAACCTAGACGAGTGTAATTCTACCTCTGATTTTGGCCGTTGTTATTTCCGCCGCCCAAAAATCCTTCGCACGTATCATGTGTACATGCGTTTGCCCCGCTAGGCAAACCGGCCATTGCCAGAATGACAATGGCTAAACATGCTCTCAACAGTTGCATGACATTCTCCCTCTGCCCCTGCCCACGTTTCTCCCTATTGCCCCTACCCACGAAAATGATGTTCCTAAATTAGTGAAATGTAAAATGACAATATGGGCTTTCAATCGATTAAAATATTCAACTTTCCCTTGACATAAATTTTCTCTTGACAAACGTCAACATATAGCATATATTCGAATAAATAAGCTTGTGGATAGACCACAAGAACCTCTCCCAAATTGGAGTGATAAATGCAGTACGATTTTCTGGCCTTCATAGGCCGTTTCCAGCCATTTCACGCTGGCCATTTCAAGGTCTTACAGACCGCTCTCGCAAAATCCCAAAACGTTATCCTGATTGTCGGTTCGGCCAATAGGCCACGCACCGCAAAGAATCCGTTCACGTTCGATGAACGCAAACGCTTGATCGAGTCATTGCTCACACCCGATGAACGCAAGCGTGTCTCTGTCGTCCCCTGTGATGATTTCATGTACAATGACACGAAATGGGAAACTGAAATCCAAGCCATCATCAGAACAGCCACGAATCATCCGTGGCGGGCTGGACCAACCAAAATTGGCGTCATCGGTCATTCGAAAGATCATTCTTCCTATTATCTGAAAAAATTCCCACAATGGGATTTGCTGGATTTACCGACTCCATATCCGGTGAACGCAACCGATATTCGGTGCGCATTCTATGAAAACAGACCACGTAATGCGGAATGGTTTGTGGACGACAATCACAAGAGCATCGTTACCAATTTGTTTTTCAAATCAGAATTGGATGTGATTGAACGAGAATATGAACACATCAAAAAATACAAAAAGCAATTCGAGCCGGTAGAAGTTGACGGGCAGAAATATAACCAGTTTCCGCCAATCTTCGTCACGACCGATGCCGTGGTTGTTCAGTCTGGTCATGTGCTTTTGGTCAAGCGTGGCGGAATGCCGGGTGAAGGTCTTTGGGCTCTGCCGGGCGGCTTTCTGAACCAAGGCGAAACCGTCAAGGAAGGCGTGTTGCGTGAGCTAATCGAGGAAACCAAGATTGGCGTTCGCTTGCCAAAGCTTGAAGGCTCCATCGAAAAGTGGTTCTTGGCCGATCATCCACACCGGAGTCAGAGAGGCCGCACAGTCTCTCATGCAGCGCTCATTCGCTTGCCCGATGGGGAATTGCCGACAATCAAGGGTTCCGACGACGCCGTTGACGCCAAGTGGGTCTTGCTGGACGATCTAGACCCAACAAAAATGTTCGAAGATCATTGGGATATTATTGATCAATTTTTGGGGCTCTAAGCTATGGCAAATCCGGCATCCATTCTCAATAAACCGCCTCGGAATATTGACGACGTTTTGCGTGAACTTGGTCGTTCCAAGAACGAAGGTTCTTTGCTTGATGAAATGAGACGCTTTTCACCAAAAGATACCATGAGAGGCGTTCAAAACAAATGGGTCAATGCGATCAAGTATGCTCTTCCAAAGGCAAAGCAGTTTATTTTTGATGAAAAGTCTTCTGAAATCATGGCCGATTTCATCAAAGAGGCTCCGGAACTTCTGTTCAAGAACGAACAATTTGCGATACCACACTTCGACGTGTCGTATTACGAATTCGATGTTGATTTGTTCTTGCAAGCTTTTGGGCGTCCAAAGACCGGCAACGATGAAAAGCGTGACTGGCGAGTCGGATATCTTGTCGTTGGCAACATGATTTTCGCCATATCGAAAGGTATGGACGGCAGAGCGCCAGCGGTGCTGCTTTACGCCATTGTGATTGGTCCTTCGGAAGGTCGCCCGGATGAAGTGGTCATGTCAAGGCGCATGAAAGCCGCTCATATGCTCGGCTCTTCCGACAACGATATTCCCATGGAAATGCGGAATGAAATTGTTGAGAAATATCACTTTCTCAACATTTCCGAATTGCCAGAAAACAAGCTTAGGGAAATTTTGCCGGATGGTGCTGGTGATCTTCGCAATCTCATCACCATGATCCTTTTCCTGTATCAGTCGCAAAAAGTGATCGAATTGCGAGATGTGGCACCGAAGCGTGGTTTCATAAAAGGCAAGCAAGTTGCTTACATGGCACACACCGTCGTTACCATTCATCTGAATGAAGTCAAAACCATTCGGAAGTATATCGAGACGGCACATGAAAGAGCTTCACCAAGGCGTCACTGGTGCAAGCCATTCTATCGAACAATCGGCGGAAGCCAAACATGCGATCACACGTTTGAAGAATATAAGCCTGAACGTTGGCAATGCACAAAGTGCGAAGCCAAGAGAGCCCGAGTAAAGTCATATCAAAAAGGTGACGCTACAAAGGGCTATGTCATGAAACACTATGAAGTAACAGAATAGAAACCGGGATAGACCCAAAAATCCCTCCCAATTAGGAGAACAAAATGTCAGCTAGAGAATCTATATTCGAAAATATCATCCTGTCGGGTGATTCATACAAATTCAGCCATTGGCTGCAATATCCACCGGGCACGAAATATGTATCGTCCTACATTGAAACTCGTGGTACGGCATTTCCATTCAGCGATCAAAAGGGCTTGATTGGCAAGGAACCGGAAGTGGTTCACTTTGGCCTACAGCCGTTCTTGCAAGAGCTTTTGTATGTGCCAAATGAATACCAAATCGAATGGGCGGCGAAGCTTGCTGCGAAGCATGGCGTCCCCTTCAACAAGGAAGGATGGCTTGCACTGGCAAAGCTAGGCTATATGCCACTCTCCATCGAAGCCTTGCCGGAAGGGACAGTAGTTCCGCTGCATACGCCGCAAGTTCAAATCCGCAACACTCATCCGGATTTCTTCTGGCTTACCAGCTATGTCGAAACGGCGCTGTTGCGGGCCGTCTGGTATCCATCGACCGTCGCTACCCTGTCACGGGAAATTAAAAAAGATATCTGGAAATTTTTGCTGGAAACTTCTGACAATCCAGCCGAACAAATTCCGTTCAAGCTCCATGATTTCGGTTGCCGTGGCGCATCATCCTTCGAGTCGGCCAAGATTGGCGGGATGGCGCATCTTGTCAATTTCATGGGCACAGATACCGTTCCGGCGATTGTCGGTGCCTATTGGGAGTACAACTGTGACATGGCGGGCTTTTCCGTGTCGGCGGCTGAACACTCCACCATCACGTCATGGGGCGAAGAGCATGAGGAAGACGCTTACCGGAATATGCTGAAACAGTTCGGCAAACCGGGCGCAATCGTGTCTGTCGTGTCGGATTCCTATGACATCTACAATGCTGTGTCGAACATTTGGGGCGACAAGCTCAAACAGGAAGTGCTTGACTCGGGCGCATTGCTTGTGGTTCGGCCCGACTCCGGTGATCCAGTCGAAGTCACCTTGAACGTGATCGAATTGCTCGGGCAGAAATTCGGTTATACCGAAAATTCGAAGGGCTTCCATGTCCTGCATCCGTCCGTGCGCATCCTTCAAGGTGATGGCGTCGGCAAGGCCACAATCCATGCGATCTTGGAAAATTACCGGGATCATGGCTGGTCTGCTGACAACATCGTGTTCGGCATGGGCGGCGCTCTGCTACAGCAAGTCAATCGTGACTCGCTCAAATACGCCATGAAGTGCAATGCCATGGATATGGGCAGCGGTTGGGTTGACGTGTACAAGAAACCCAAGAGCGACATGGGCAAGGCATCCAAGGCCGGTCGCTTGGCGGTCACAAAAGATACAATCGACGGAAAGTACATCACAATTGATGAACGGGATGTTGGTATCAAAGGTATGCGAAATTCCTTGACAAAAGTTTTTGAAAATGGTAAGATTCTACAATTATGGAATCTCGATCAAGTCAGAGAAAATGCAAAACTCTGACAGAAAGTTAGAGCTTGGAATATCAAATCAGTAAGCCGCAATCACTTGCGGACGATCACATAGACCCACTCACGGGATTGTCAAAAAATTCCCGTGGTGGGTCTGAACTTATGTACAAACGAATCACCGAAGGACTCGGCCCGGAATACACTGAAAAATTTCAGTTTATTTCCTCTCGGGTTCGCACACTGGTGCCGGGAAAAAAGAAAATTCTCATCCTGAACGACACATGGGATGATCCGGAATCCGCTCATCTGCGGAATGAGCTAAGCCGCTCTCGTTTCGATCAATTGGTGTTCGTGTCGAACTATCAGTTCAACACTTACAATCTGGCGCTCGGGGTTCCCTTCAAAGGAAGCTCTGTCATCCGCAATGCGATTGTTCCGTTTGACGACACACCAAAGCGCAAAGACGACAAAATCCGGCTGATCTACCACACGACTCCACATCGTGGCCTAGAGCTTCTGATTCCGGTGTTCCTCGAAATCGCCAAGCTCCGTCCGAACGTTCATCTGGACATATTTTCATCATTTGAAATTTATGGTTGGGGACATCGTGACCAACCATACAAGGCGCTGTTCGACATCGCCAACGACCATCCACAGATAACCAGTCATGGGGCCGTTTCTAACGACGCTGTGAGGGTTGCGTTGACGATGGCAGATATCTTCGCCTACCCGTGCATATGGCCTGAAACAAGCTGTATTGCCGCTATAGAGGCTATGGCGGCGGGGTGTGCGGTTATCGCTCCGGATTATGGCGCTCTGCCGGAAACTCTGTCGTCATACGGCTTCACCTATCGATGGAATGAAGACCCAACACAACATATGACGACATTCGCAAATTACCTTTTGCAAGTGATAGATAACTATCATCAACCTATGGTGCAAAATAACTTGACTTTGCAAAAAAGGTATGCTAATTCTGAATATAACATTGAAGGACGCCTAAAACAATGGCGACACACTTTGGACCGACTGTAAACGAAAGATTCTTTGAACTTCGAAATTCGTTCTGGTATGCTCGGAAAACTTACAAGGAATGGTTAGTAACCTACCTTGCTGGTAAGCATATCGAAATCTGGTATCGTGACCACAAACGCCGTGCCATTATCACGGATGATATCGATGTGGATGATAACGATAGAGTTACGATTCACATTCAAATCTACAGAGTTGATGGCGCTGGTTATGTGAATGACCATAACGCCAGCTATATTTCGTTCAAAACTCTTGACGAATTGAAATTTGTGGAAGATAAATAGACAAGTGGCGTTGTGACGGAATGGCTAACGTATCCGCCTGCAAAGCGGAAGTCTCTACGGAGTGTGGGTTCAAATCCCACTGACGCCTCCAAAATCTCCAATAAGGCGCACCAAGTGTTTGACCAAGTAGAAGTCTGGCATTCCAAGACTGAAAAATCATCATATCCAAGCCCCTTGCCTCTGTATGTCACGCCGTGGTGGCTTGTGGTGTTCTTCGGTTATCCAAAATGGCGCTTCAAGAACAAGCGAGACTTGTCTTGGGAATACCTTCCAAACTCTGAATACAAGCGCATATTCGGGCGCAAGCCTCCATACTGGTCTGTCTATCGCATGTGCCGAAAAGCAGGATCATAGTTGTTCAAGAAATTTTTTTGTAAGCATCTGGAATATAAAGAAAATCTGGCCTGTCATTGTATCTGTGTCAATTGCGGCAAAGATTTGGGTTTTATCGGAACTGTACGCCAGACCAATCCCGAAAAGAAATGCGTTGATTATGCCGCTGATGTGTATGCGGCACAGGGTTGGAATAAACGTTCGTGACGGTCGAATTTTCCAAGGGCTATAAAGAACAAGCTCGTAAACGCTTAGAAGAATTAGAGCGATCTATGACGCCGCAAGCATTAGCTGTTGCGAGATTGCTCGAATACGATTTTAGAAATTCATATACAAAATTTGAACCTGAAACTCCAAAGCCGTGTCCGTTTTGTGGTGCAAAGCCATGGATGCGAGACAATCAAGCCTGCGGCTGGCGAATAGAATGTGATAGTTGCCAAATTGGAAATCTGGAATACCTTTCAAAGGACGAAGCACTTAGGGTTTGGAATAGCCGTCAAGTTTAGCGTCCGGAACTTTCTCTATCCATCATATGACTGCGAAGATTGCATCGGCATGAGAGAGCATGGCTGTTTTTGCTCATACTATAACGCTTGGTCACCGGGCGTTCCGCCTCCACCGATCATTGTTCGCCTTCGAGTCTTCGCAAAGAAATTTGGAATATAAATGCATCTCGTTTTAATTTTCGTTACATTTTGGGGCGGGCAACTGTCCTATTCGGAAATCCAGCCATTCAAAGATATGGAAGCCTGTGAAGCTGCCTTCCATCATATGGCGGATTTGGCCTTACACGACGGCCATCAGCTAAGTGAACTAAATGGCGGCTGCTATTGGAAGGAAGATCGATGATCGCTGTTGCAAAATTCTATCTCATAGTCGCTATCCTCATGCCAGCGCATGTGGATACGAACAACGACAACACCAATTTGATCGATGTACCGGCCAAGATAGACGTTCACGTTGTCTCTGAACCGTTTGCTACCGTTGACGATTGTCAAGCGTTCGCCAAGATGGCCAAGGCTCCATCCTCGGATTATGTGGAAAATGGTCCGGTAGTCGGCACAGAATGCATAAACATACCACAGGAATAATATATGCAAATTTGGATGGTTAATGGAAGTACAGAATCGGGTGATGACTGGTCAATGGCATTTGCCTATGAGCCGGAAAAGTCCGATATCATTGAACAAATCATGGCAGACCCATGGTTGAAAGAAGAATATGAAGCTGAATGCATCCAAGGTTGGCATGTGATTAGCACAACTGTAATCGAGAAGGAAGTTTAATGCCACATGCTCACAAGAATCGACCACGCAAAGGTCGTCGCAAAATCGGCAGTAAGAAAAGAGCCGCCAGAGCCTTAAAGAATAAATAAAGGCAAATCCCTCCAAAGAGGAAGAATAGTTGGGCGGCGTTGCTAAAATCAGGACTCCATTTCTGGGTAGATCAATAACATCATATTTTGATGATGAAGATGGTGAATTCTATCAGACTATCATCAGAACCTATAATGATGAAGCAGAAATTGACGAATTCATGGAGCGAACGACGCATCATTCCGACACTTCATGGTATCTGTTTGTCCATCGCAAAAAGAGTGAATAAATAAATGCATGACAATAGAAATCAAGATTGGCGACGTTCTGTGTGCTGATGCCGAATGCATCGTTAATACAACCAACTCTGTTGGTGTAATGGGTAAAGGTGTAGCGCTTCGCTTCAAGGAAAAATTTCCGAAAGAATGCGAAGCCTACAATATTTTTTCAAGACGACTCCTGTATGCTGGACCAAGGCTGTTGAAGCCAAAATTCATCACGCTCAAAAAGAAGCTGATGGGTCCGAAATACATCATGTTTTTCGCTACAAAGATCGATTGGCGCAATCCGTCAAAGCTCGAATATATCGAGCGTAATCTACCGCTCGCATTTGAGCAAATGAACAAACTCCAAATCAAGACCGTTGCATTCCCGTGGCCCGGCTGCGGCAATGGTGGTCTGGACAAGGCAGACGTTCTTAAAATTTTTCAGAAATACGAACATATCTACAAGGGTAAAATTTTTATATATGACCTCGAAATTGGTAATTGAAAATATCGATGAAGCTTCACGCAAGCTTACCGATGCAGTAATTAAGCACTTCACCGACAAGATAGCTGGTCACGGTTATTTCTACAAAGATCAAGATTGGGCAATCGAACGCATCGTGAAGAAACATCTTGAAGGACTTACCATCGCAGAAGAAAAAATCTATGTTGTTAACATCGGTGAAGGAATGAATGCCAAACCCGGCGCAACAGGCGTATTGGTTCCAGAAAAGAATTATGGCGAATACATTCATATTGTCTGGAATAGAGACAATCCGCTGTGCTTTTTACAGCAAGATGGTGCATATTACCCCAACGGTTTCAAAATTATAGATAGAGAAACTTATGATAAGTTGAATAGTGGCGTCAAGGCCGCTTTTAATACAATAACAGAACTAGTAAAGAATGTCTCGTAAAGGAAATACACCACATATCGGTCGTGCAGCGGCACAAATACTTAGTAAGCAGTATGTTGGAACAGAACCGTCCCCCGGTTCCAATCTAACTTCTAACAGTGCATTAGGTGATGCTCTAAACTTCTACAACTATGTTTTCGGGCGCAAGGAAGCTATTGAATTCCTTCATGAATATCTCGAAAAGAATGATAAGGATACGCTGAAAAAGATCAAGAAAGTCGATGACATGAAGGTCACGACTACGCTTGGTTGGGTCGCCCGTATGCGCTCCCGCAACTGCATTCTCACAGACCAAACCATCGATTTCTATAATCGAAACATCAAATTCCTTCTGTCCACCATCCCGGCTCCGGTCGAAAAGCCAAAAGAACCATCCAAGCCTGTTTTCGAATTCTGGTACATCGCAGAGCTTGAAGACGAAATCGATCATTTCATTTGGAATGATTATAAAACCGATTTCGTGTTCCAAAATTGGGTCAAGGCCGAGTCCCTGCCCCTTTCTGCCATCACACACATTGGAGCTTACTATAAGCCTCTCTTGGCCGAATTAGAGGCCATTCCAAAGGTCAAGGAACTGAAAGAAGGTTTCAAGATGACCAAGGCGCAACGGGAAGCCTACATCGCCTTGGTTCGATCCTTCACAGAAGGGGCCGAGTCCATTGTCGAGAACCGCAAGCGTGTCCGTGCACCCCGAAAGAAGCGCAAGGTTTCAGTCGAAAATTTAATCAAGGGTTTGAAGTATCAAGCCGAAGAAAAGACACTGAACATCGCTTCCATCTCACCTACCAAGATTATCGGCGCAACCGAACTGGTCACCTTCAACACCAAGACACGCAAGCTGGCGATCTACAAGGCTTCATCTGGACAGAAGTTGGCGATCAAGGGTTCGACACTCGTCAATGTCGATTTGAAGACATCCAAACAGAAGACCATTCGCAAGCCACACGAAACCGTACCGGTAGCGGCGAAGGCCGGAAAGCGGGAACTGAACAAGCTTTGGAACAGCCTCACCACAACCGAAGCCGTGGCCCAAAATGGAAGAATAAACAAGAACGATATCCTACTCTCTGTTTTTTGATCTAAATAATTCAGAAAAGAGAGTAAAAATGAAGAACCTTCGAGTTTTCCCTGTCCTAAAGAAGTCATCACTCACCAAAAAGGATGACATTACAGACTTTACCGAAGAAGATATTTCAGAAATTTCAGAACACTATTCAGAACAATTACTAAATCAGATTGAAGGCCACGGTTT